CCCCCTAAAGAATTTATATCTTCTTCCAGTAAATGATTTATACCAACCATTTGCACAAACAAATTTATAATTATCTTTTTGCCACTTTCCTAATCCTTTATACTTTGCATAGAATGCCTCAACAATAGCTTCCCAACGAGGAAGCCCTAAATCTGGCATACGAGAATCTGCATGGAAGGCGTAAGCAGATCCACCATATACAATTATGTTGCGAGTCCATCGATTCCATAGACCCTCTAATAGTTACCTATTAGTTCAGACTATATCACTACCCGCTGCGACCGACGCTTGGGTATCTGGCATTTCGCTACCCTCTTGGGAGCTACGCTTATTGTGATTAAAAAATTTATCATTAGATAATTTAATCAAGCTAGTCGTTGCACCTTCAAACGCATTCCAGCATTTATGTTCTATTTGATGGCATTTCTTACAAAGGAGTTTCCAATTAGAACCATCTTCAGGATTGTTGTACTTATTATGATCTATATGATGAATTACCCACTGATAATGAGTTGCATCTAAAAGATCTTTACCACAATCCTCACAAAATCTACGTTCTAGTTTTAGCCTCGCTCTGTTATTATTACAAGTTCCTAAACCATGCTTATACATATGATTATTTTTACCAGAACCTGTAGTGCCTCCAGAACCCATGCCCACCTGTCTACCTTGTCTTTTTCTAAATTGCATACTACCACGACATGCTCTGATTCTACTTGCCTCTACTTGACAATTCTCACAGAATTTTGAACAAGAGCCTGTGGGTTTGTATTCAATTCCACAAAGAAGACATTGTTTTGTTTTTAAGTTTCTCATAGTACCTCCAAAGATTAATTACTTTAGATATACTATCGGTCGGAAACTAAATAACTTTAGAATTTGTTTGCTTGGCTCAGGATTGTCCTATAAGGAGTTTCCCTGAATTAACCAGATTTTCGACAGGTATTTCTACCTGAAGTCGCTATATGGTACCTAACGAACGGAAGCTTACAGTCTTACTTTCCTGTCTATACTTAGCATCTCCAAAGATAGCAATAGCGTTTGCTGTATGAATATCAATACCATCCACAATCTCTTGTATCATTACAGGATCACGGCATAATTCAGCAGCCATGCGCCACTCTAATGCCGCCAAATCTGCGTCAATAATCATTGAAGATCTTCTTCATAGTCATCACACCACTGTTTAAATCCTTTGTAAATAGTAGTACGATGAAAAGTAACTCCTTCTAAAGCTCTAACAACCATATCAACATAACCGTGAATTGTTTCATCTAATACTTGATAATCAGATATAATACATTCACTCAATTCATTTGAAATTCCTATTTCAACAAACTGTCTTTCATCATCCATTAAAGATACCTCATATAATTGCTAACCTTGTTAGCATAAATTCGTGTTTGCTTCGTTTTAGGATTACCATTATATCTCCGTATTGCTTCAAAGGTAGTCTTAGATACTTTCTCTTTTTCAGATATAACTTTTAAAGCCACTTCTATAGAATCATTAATTGATATTGGATTCTTTCCTTTAGGCCACTTAAGTATCTGAAACATAGACACTTCACCAGATGTACCTACAACATCAACTCTAAAATCAGATTCTACCTTAGCGGTAGCTGCCAACCACTTAGCCCGTTCATAACCATGAACGATAAATCTATCAGCTAAAGTGTCAGCCTGTTTAGTTGTCAAAGAACTACTGTGTTTAATAAATTCTTTAATCTTTAATTGATGTGTTAAAACGGATGAATCAACGGATGAACAACCGTATATAAATATTATACCACTAATAATGAAACTTGTCAATAAAAATCTTAGCATGTTCAGGTTTCTCCTGTTAAGGCATACCTCGTTACAAAAATCTTCTTAGATGGCCCTGTTGACCCTCTAGGCTGATTCTGAAGACTGCTGTACATTTGCTTTCCTTTGTATGCAATGTAGTCTAGTGTGGGCTGAATTTCTTAATATGGCTAAATTAGAAATATCATTATTTAATCTATTCCCGTCTATGTGATGTACTGCCCACCCTTTTGGGATTTCAGTAATTCCTAAAGCTTCACATATAACTAAATTATGAAAAAATATATGATTACTATTAGCTCTACCAGTATACCAAGATGGTTTTAAATACAATAAGTAGCCTTTGCAATCAGATACTTTTCCTTTAAAATTGGGGTGCTCATCTCCAAACTTACCTGACATTGGATTTGCAGCACCCAACTTAGACTTGTGATAGTTTTTAATTTTTCTGGTTCGCCTCTCTTCTTCTGTAAAGTGCTTTCGGAAGAATTTAGATACAACAGCAACAGTTGTATTATATCGCTTTGCTACGTCCTTAATAGTACCCTCTTCAGTAAAAGCTTTAAATAACTCTTCGTACATACGTATCTCCTTTTATTTTGTATAGTACTTAGAGTAATCGGCAAAACAATTCAAAACTTTAAGTATACCTTGTTGTAAATACTTTTTTAGCCGGTCCTTTATCTCCTCTCGGGAGTTGTTGGAGATTTGGTTTTGAGCAAGAAAGGCGGCCTGTAACAGTGACCGTTTGATTAAGATTGTGGTGAATACGCCCATCAGTCCTAATCTCTTTCTGCATACCATCAAAGTATGTACCCTTTAATTTTTCCAATCTTGATAATTCTTTAATCATATCAATTACTTGTTGTTGTGTTTTATTAGTTAATTTAAGAGCAGCAAAGGTTTGAATATCTGTTTGATAATATCCAGCTTTAGCTGTCTCTGTTCCCTTTAAAGGCTTTATCTTTAGTCCTTGTGTTTTAATGGAGATCTTACCATTCTTTTCTCCGTACTTTATAACACCCCCCTTTAATTCACGCTCAGTTGGTACTCGTCCCTCGTACTTTAACTCACCGCCATAGAGTATAACGGATAGATGTTCGCCAGATGTAAATTTAAATGGTATATCTTTTAGCTCTGGTATTTTATCTTCTAACAATAAAGTCAATTCACAGGTAAGCTCTTGTATTCGCTCTCCATATTCACTTGAATACTTCTCCATTAGCGTTCTATCAACTAACATACCATTCCATTCCATTTCTTGTAAAACACGGATAGTCTCCATGTTTACTTGGAATAGTTTCTTCATGCCTAATTCTTTTATCTTTTGTTGTTGTTTGTAAAAGATAGTAAGAGCATTAATTGTATCCTGCTCACCATAGGGAATAAGAATGTCTAAAGGTATATCTGGAGTATCAACTCCAGCTTCCCAGTATGTTTTAACACGATCAATCTTTGGTGTAATTCCATATCGTTTAGACGTTTCCTCTAGTGATAAATAAACATGACGATCTTGATAATTTAATAGATACTCAGCTACTTGGGTACAATAAAGTATGTGTTTACTAAAATCAATACCTAAAGCTCGTAACCAATGTGCATCAAATTTTAAGTTATGTGCTACTAATATCCTATATTTATCGACAACTTGTTGTATATTCTTTAGCAGTCTTGTCCGAGATTGAAACTCAATCTGATTATTATGTTGTATTACCCATGTATTAACAACTCCATCAGACCCTGCTAGGTGTAGAGTTACAGCATATGCCCCATCACACCACGGAAATCCGGCAGGAAACATAGTTGTTTCAAAGTCTAAAGCTGCAATCAATGTCATACATACTCCTATTCCTTATTACACCTAAGACAAATCATTTTTTCTTGAATACTTTGTTTTAAGCACCTTTGGCATATAAACACACTAGGTGTAATTTCTGTAGGTAAAAGTTCTCCCTGACAATATTGACAGCACTGTTTATTATTCATTTAATCATCCTCTTCATCTACATAGAAGTAACTGCCGCAAGCCTCACAAAAATATCCATCAGCACACTCATCAATAATATCTATTTCAGAACCACACAAAGAACAAATACTCAAGTCCCTTCTCCTTTAAAATCTAATATCTGTAATAGGTACAGGATAATAATCAGTAAGCTCAACACAGACACAATATGTATTGTCGTTCAATCTTTTACCAAGACTGTGTGTATGGCCGTGAATAAACTTCTGATCCTTCATTATTCCAGCTATAGCAGGATCATGTATCAAGGTAACATTCATTCCATAAAGATCGCTAGTAAACTGTAAGCTAGTGTGTACTGATGTAAAGCCAGCCTCTACATATTCAAATGGCCGAATCCAATCGTGATTACCAAGAATTAGGTGATGCGTCCCATTCATACCAGCAAGCAAGGCTTGTATTTGTGTCCACGATTTAGCTCCGGGACCATACGCAAAATCACCAAGATGATACACAGCATCTTCAGGCGCAACAATCTCATTATGTCTTTTCTTAATAGTCCTATTCATTTCATCTGTTGTTCTAAAAGAACGCTGCTGTATTCCATTAGGTCTAAACAATAAAATATTGTGATGATAATAATGCTCATCACTTACAAACCAAATCATAGTAAATACCTCTTAGAGTAGTTGTCTAAATATTTTACAATATGCTTCATTTAATTCCCCATATCTGAATACCTACCAGTAAGAGTATTAAGAATAACCGGCGTTTTAATTTCTAATCCAGTAAATTTATTCTTGTTAAGGTGGATGTATCGCATACTTTCTTTACCCTCATCTAAACACTTACCAATACCTATTGATATATCAAACTCACCAGCCTTTCCTGTCTTACTCCAATCCATGTGTGTCATTTCTAACCATTTCTTACCTTGTGCTTCTGCTGATGCTTGACCTGCTGTTATCACAGCACACCCGTGAATCTTTGCTTGCTCTCTAAACCTACGATATAATTCCTTCAATCTAATGGGACCGTCTAGGTGTGCCCCACCTCTAAAGTTTATCTTATCACCTTGATCAATAATAATAATACGTGGTCTATATTCATTACAGATACGATCTATATCTTCAATAGATATATAAGCATTATCATAAACCTTAATCTTACTCCCACCTCGCTTTATAAACTCAGCCTTTGCTGACAGTCTATTACTAATAATTTCACGAATTGGTGTATTAAGCATGGCGGAATAGAGTCTTAACTGAATTCTATTGCCCTTCTCCTCATTAATAAAGTAGATAATATCTTCATCTTCTTTAAGCTGATGTGCAAAGTTAGTCGCCTCTGAAATAAGGAATGAGGACTTACCCACATTAGGTCTAGCATATACGTGATAAAGACCTTCTCTAATAGGTCCAGCAGCGTCTTGGAGACATTGTAATCTCCAATTGATAGCATCCCCTTCATACTCTTGTTCAATCAATTCATCAAGGTCATTAGATACAAAGATTGAATTACTCTGATTATTTACTTTAATCAGCTCTTCGTACTTAGCAAGATCATCTTTAACAGTTAATAGCTGACCAGATTTAGATTCATCGACGATCTGAAGTAGTTTATTAATAATCTTTGTTGATGTATCTTTCTCCAACATTTGTTGTAAATAATCCTTAATAAGTGAATCAGATACTTCGAGTTTATATACTTCTTCAATAACTTTAATGATAGATTCAGAATCTTTGTAAGAAGCATACTCAAGTTTGAAGTAGTTAATAAGTTCTGAAGAACCTATGTACTTATGTTCAGGATAATCTGTATAATAAGAATCAATTAAGCTGAAGAGAAGTTTAATTTCTAAGTCTAAGTTAGTAGTAGATAAGTAAGTATAATACTTATCATAATGATTCTTATCTTTAGTAAATAACTTTAAGACAAATAATTCTTTAATCATAAGTAAGTCCTTTACTTAATAAGTAATAAGGGAGTTGGTTTTAGTTACCAACTCCTAACTTAGTTAGCAGTTGCCCCCAACAACTGCTTATATATAATAATATCATATTTTACAGAATATGTCAACATTTAATTTAGCTTAACCATATCAGAATCTATTTTATATCTTACTGAATCCTTCCACTTATACTTAACATAAAATTGAATAGTGTTGTTGAATAGATTATGTCTATAAAGTAATTGTGTACTTGTATTGTCTGGAAGACTTGCTAAGTAATAGTTAAACACGGTATAACGGATACTTTTTCATAGTTTATTCTCCTATGCCCAAGTAATCTCAAGGGCTAACACCTTTTTCAGTTTTGTAGTAGTCTGTAACGTGGTCAGCTATCCTTAATACAACACTGGCATATGGTCATAACAGGTATTTCGATAACCGTTCTTTGTTGGAGTGCCACACGACGCTGGTTTATTACAGCCTTGAACATCACCCATAGTTACAACATCAGCAACAATAGACAACGGGGTTTCAATTACAACACCAATAGCAGCTTTCAAAAGGTTTCAAAACATAGTAATTTCCTTTAATTGTTGTCTCGTTACTCGTTAAGTTACTCTGTAAGAGTGTCGGCGTAGATTTTTAACAATGCAGACATGTGTTCATAATTTACTGCAGACCGTTGTGCAAAATAACAGACCACTTCATCTATGGCGTTCAGTAAGTCGCCACCTCTGTAGTCTCTGGATTCTTCCCCTACCGTGATTTCTAATCTGGCGATTTGTTCCGTGTTCTTTCCCCCTCACTTGATGACACTTTTTTAAAATAGCAATTTGCTTCTCTAATTGCCGCCTTGCGCCCCTCATCACTCATATAATGTATTTTAACATCAAACGTCACTTTAATCGTTTCTGTTTTAACACTCATTCTTCACACCTCAATCTTTCTGATAGCAGTGGCAGTCGGGCCGTGAGCGTCCCTTTCCCCATTAATCCAGCAATCATAACGTCCGGTTAGTTCTCCATAACTGTTGCAACTTCCCGGCTCTACTTCTATAATTTCTGCTACCTTCACACACTTCTCCCGCATGACAGCTGCGCCAGCTTTGAAAATATCCTGAGCGTCAGGTTTAGTAACAAAAACTCTATACGCAATAGGGCAGATTTTTTCCCACCACTTTTCAAATTCATCGTTCATTGTTCTTCCCCTTTTGCCATAGATTTCCGATGTGCTATCCATGCCTTGTGTAATTCCTTAATTCCTGCTTCGGTAGCATTAGGTAAAGCAAGAAATGGTGAGATGTCAAATAATTCATTGCTTTGTAGTGCTTTCCCCAGTTTGTTTATTAAATGATAGTCTAGATTATTTCGCTTAACATTCGTTGGTTTATCAAACATGTAAACCGGCGCTTCTTTTAATCCAAAATACCCACTGTGGTATGAACCAATATTCCAGCTACCCGTATTACCGTCACCTACATTCAGGTTACCCGCATTACAGCTGCCTGTATTACTGTTACCTACATTCCAGTGACCTATATTAAAGCTACCTGTATTACTGTTACCTGTATTACTATTACCTGTATTACTGTCACCTACATTCCAGTGACCTATATTAAAGCTACCTGTATTCCAAGAGCCTATATTAGTATTATTGTCGTCTGCATCATTGGATTTACCAATCAGAACCTCTTCGTATAGTTCAATCTCTTCACATACCAGCTTATAACTCGCTCCCGGCTGGATGTCTTGGACAAGTACACCATAAGCTCTAACTTTAAATACCCTACCCCTGTCATAATAATTCCACACACCTGATGGGTATTTGCAGAAGTGGAATCCATTTTTGCAAAGCTCTAATGGATCATCATTAAGTAACTTTGTTCTTTTACCTATTTCAAATTTGACCCCTCGGCAAGTCATGTCTTCGTTGCATATTTTATACCCGTCTATGGGGCCAACTATCAGGTTTTGTTGTTCTCTGTTCATTGTTCTGCTCCTTATATTATATTAGTATGCAAGCCTGTTATTTGTATAATCAACTGATAATGCAGCACATCTTTCCAGTGCAACCAAACTCTCAATGAACGGTATTATAGCTTTATAATCACCCCTATCTGTCCTAGTGTTTTTGTTCTCATAGTTTTTTCCTTTTATGTCATATCTCTGGTTAAAATTAATGTTATCTCTTCTTCTGTATACTCTTTAGGATCTTTTTCCCTAAGTATAACAGCTACCCTTTTTCCAGTAAGTAACCGTAATTGTTTAGAATACATTATACTTGATTTTAGTTTATCTCTGTCTAACCATAAAAAGATAGTATCAAAGTCTTCACATAACTTATAAAAGGATTTAGGAATATAGGAACCCAGCAAACTAACCGTGTTAGTAACTTTACCAACCTTAATAGCTGAAAGGATGTCTTCAACTACAACTAAATCTTTATTTTCACTATGACTAAAATTCTTAAAGTATACGTTTTTTGCATTTACTTGTCTAACATTTATATACTTTGGATTGATTTTTGAAGGTGTATCTAAAGATCTTGATTGATAGTATACTAAAGTCTCCCCCTCAAATATGGGTAGTATAATCCTGTTATACTTAGAACTAAAACCAAAATGAAATTTAGCAATATCCTCTTTGAAAATGCCATACTTATAAAACCACTGTAAGGCGGTTTTTGGCATATCTTCTGAAAAGTCGTAGGGTAGTTTAATCTCAAGTTGTTCTCCTGATTGTGTAGGTATAACGGATAAACTATTGATATATTTAACTAATTCTGTTGGTGTTAAATTACCTCTTGGTATAAACCCACTAGCCCCACAATTATGACAGTGCCATACTTCCCCCTTATCTGTCTGCTTAACATAAAGTCGTAATCGCATATCAGTACAAGGCGCACCTCTGCATTTATATTTATCTAAATTAAGTGCATGATTTAATCTACTTTCCATATATAGGTAATCCATGTTTTTGTCTATAGGCTATGCTTATATGTAAAGAAGTGTTAATATTTTTTATAAAAGAATATACAGTACATTGTAAACAAGTTTCTTGTCTGTGAGCTGTATTATGATAATACCAAGCTATAACATCAAGATAAATTATATCATTAAATTCTATATACATATTATTAAAATGGTTAGTTATATTCATTCCAAACTTCCGTTACTTCTATATGTGCTATATGCGGTTCCTTTTCCTGTTCCTCTACAATCTCTATACATTTTGCACATAAGTCAGATTTTATATAGTAAGGCAGGAGTTCATCACAAGCTTTGCATCGCATGTTGCACACTCCTATTACAAATCATACAGCTAGTGTTAATAAGAATAAAAGAACGTATTCTTACAGATAGTGCGCGGTCATTCGCACTTAGATCAGTACCTTGTATATACAAACTACTAGAATATAAAGCATTTTCTGGCATGCTGCAAGAATTAATACTAGGTAAACCATCTATAAGCAGTGTATAGTCACCACATATAAAATTTGTATCATTAAACAAACAATCAAAAGTAAAAGTTATATACTTTTTTCTACTTTCAGTTCTTATAAACTCCTTAATGTTTATATGAATCATTTTATATCCTCCTATTCAAATATTTATTAAATGCGCTTGTATACTTCGCTAAAGTTGTTGAGCCAGCATCCATACCCATAGCAGTATTTACTTCTAATACAAAACATAAGCCAGTATGCTTTTCAACAATAATATCAACAGCTCCAAAATCTAATCCCAAAGCCTTTACTGCTTTAATAGCTTGTTCTTCTACTTCAGTTAATCTATCAAAACCTCCTCGTACAAATACCCAACCTTGTGTATGATTTCTTATGTATTCACTAACGCTGTTAGTATCTGCATCTAAACATCTGCGTTTCTGAACATGGTCAATTATTTCTCCATTGAATACGTGTACTCTATACTCCCGCCGTATAGGGATGCCTTTGGTGTACAATTCGACACTTGTCCCAATAGTAAGATCAGCAACAGTATGTACAACACGTATCCCATAACCCCCGTGACCGAATATGGAGTGTCGTTCGTAAACATAAGAACCCCCTTCTAACCAAGCAACTGCTTCTGCTTTGTGTAAAGTAAAAGGTATAACGGATACTTCTGCATCTCTCATTATTCCAAGTGCTGTTATTTTATTAGCAGCAAATCTAACACTAATAGGTTTATTTAATACAACACCTGTGTCAAAGGGCCAGTAGCTACTGCCCCAATTGATAATTATGTCCCTATCTCTAGGTCTAAATCGTGTGTTATGTAGATTACACCTAAGTACATCGAGCGATTGTGCTAATACTTTAGCAGATCTACTCGCTATCTTATATGGCAATATTCTTATTCGCATAGTTAAAGACTCCCAAAGTGTTGTCCATAGTAGGCAGACCACTCTTCGTCATCTTTTGATGAATCTGAAATAGTAGTAGTAGTAGTAGTGTCATTTGTCTCTAAAAAAACGGTAAGGATATCATCAAGTGACATATTATCAAATTCAGGGCCAATCTTTTGTTTCATTTCACCCACGCAATCTTGACACATATAACCCCCAATATTATCATACTTCTTGCAGTTTTGTCTATAAGTCATGCAGTATTCACATTGATGGTAATCGTATGCATCAGGTTCAGTTGGTTCCAACTTCTTTATTGGAATTGAATTATCTACCCCTTTAACATAATTATCTCCATATGCCCATTTACAGTATAATGCAAATTCATTATCAGACATTTCTGCTATAGATTTACCGTTGTAATAACCAATCCTATTACACTTATTCTCATATTTCTTTTCGTAATAAGTACATGCTTTATAACCACTATTAGAAAACCAAATGCCTTCATGCCATTCGCCTTTCTTTTCATTGATGATATACAACGCATTGGCTCTAGTCATAAATACTAACTTTGAATAGTCAATAAAGGCTTCCAGTAGCATATGATAGTGGGTCCACTTATAAAAGTCAGGGGGTAGATTCTTGAGTATCATATCGTTAAACACTCTAGTATCATTGCGTTCGTTCTTATCACAATCTGGTACATTTTTAATAATACCATTGTGTGCAAAACATAGTTCCTTATTTATTGAAAAGGGGTGGCAGTTACTGATGTCTTTAGTACCATGCGTACCTATACGGAAATGTAAAATCTTAGCTGACTCTGGTGCTATTCGATGTACATTGTGATATAAAGACCAAGCATTTTTCTTAAACATGGTCTTTTTAATTCGTAATGTACCTTTATATACGTAAGACATACCAAAACCATCTGGATTTTTATCCCAACACCTGTCAAATGTTTCTTTATCTAACATCAGGTTAGGAAGAACTGCAGCAATTATACACATATATTACTCTCCTTTTATATCAGTTTAATTATACTTAATAAATACATAGTTTCTACTAACACTGTTAGGTGACATACTAGATATAATTAGATAGCAATTAATTTCTTTGCCATCTTCTTCTTATAGTCATTAACATGCTTCGCTAATTCAGGATACTCTGTTATAGCATATTTATTAACAAAAATAAAGAAAGAATATAGTGATAAATCTTTACTAGATGTTGTTCTACAATATTCAAATACAGCGTGAACAAATTGAATGCGATACATAAATTCAAGAAAGGTACGGCACCCCTTAAAAATCCTTATCTCATACGTTTTTTCATTTGTGGTGTTGATAAGGTCATACCTATCGGCACATAATGCATACCGATTACTAAAATTCTTTACCTGTTTCCCTTTAATATGAAGTTCCCTCGCCACTAACTGCCTACCCGTATATTCAGCACCCCTTTGGGAACCTCTCAAATTATATGCTATTCTAATTGTAGCATAGTTATTGGGACCCCGCCCAGCAACATACTCAAGGAAATCCCTTTTAGAAGCCATATAAAAGAAATTAGTAAACTTCAAAAAATGTAAGGGAGTAAATGCTTCCTTGCTGATATGTACGTGCATACCAGCTTGCTTCATATCTTTTCTCAATAAAGGTTTCACATTTGTAAATAAATTAAGAAATTTATCACGAGAATCTTTTATAAATCCCCAAGACATAGGTTGCCACACCATCTCTACACCTCCATCTATTGGGCGATTTCTATAAGTGTAGTTTAGAGACGAGTCTCGCTTGCATTCTGCATCAGGAAATACCTTCTTTACATGTTTTGCTACCATACGGCGTTTAATAGGTGTAAGTTCCATTCTATTAGACCCATCAACTAAAACTTGAATTTCATTTTCAATACCAAAGTATGTCTTAGTATTTATTTCATTAGGCATATGCTTCCACGAATTAACTTTGGTGTGGTGATACCCCTCAATATAGGGTAGATTCGTAAATTGTTCGTAGTGCTCTGCACATAGATAACCCGCATCTGATGCATATTTACAATGTGTAATATTCAAACACCACACACATTGTATTACGGGTAAGCAATTAGTACATCCCGAAATATAATTACCATCTATTAAGTCAAATTTAACCAAATCACCTATACCTGTAACAATATTTTTGCAGTTCGGGCAGAAGATTAGCGTTTGCATGCATTTATTACAAATAAACCTACCCGATTCCTCTCCATACGTTGTGTGTGTATCACCACAAACCTGACAAAGTTTATAATTCATTTTACAAGTACTACATACAGCCTTATCTTCTCCTTCTATATTAAGTTTAACAACATTTCTACCGTCTCCACCACAAACATCACATTTCTTTATTGTTTTACATTGTGTACAATAAGCACCTTTAATATCTGAATTTATATCTATGTATAGTTGTCGTAGGTACTCATCCCGTTCGATAAACAATCCATTCTGTTCTTCTGGCGACACAATAATGCCCGCACAACCACAAGAAGAACACTGCCCGACATCCAAGATTGAACAAGAATCTTGATGTACGCACACTAATAAGAGAGGACTATCAACATCATCTTTAAAGATTTTTATTCGAGTAATTTTAGTTGAAATATCTAAGCCGGAGTCTTGCTCTGCTTTACAAAGGGGGCATAAGTTCTCATAAGTAATACTCATTTATTTATCCTCCACACTCAATTTGGTAAATGGTTTAAATGTTAATGGTTTTTTGTAATCAATAAACTTCAATTTTCTACGATTTGCCTCTACCGTTGCAGCTTTTCCATAAGATATAAACGACTTACAGGTACTAACACTGTTAGTAGCTACAGCACAACACCCTTGCTTCGCACATTTTTCACAAGTGTAAATCTTCATAGCTTCTCTCCTTTGGTTGATGGTATAACGGATAGCGCTTCTGCTTTAGCTACTAACTTATTATAATATACAATAGCATTGACTTTATTTACAAAATAAGCTGAACCGAACATACGACCGCCAACGGCACCCACATAGTACTGATTACGTCCTTGTATTGGGTCACAAAGAACAATAGAAGTTTTACCGATTCGCTTAAACATAGTAGCTTCTAACATGGTTAGCTCCTTTAAGTTAGTAGACGAGCACCTACTCTGTACAGACTTGTAATATTCCTGTGGTTTTTAGATTTAATCCAAGTTTGCCCACGTTGATTAAAACTAAAAGAATCTATAAACTCGACATCATTATAACTATGTCTTTTAGGTACTCTATATAATATATGTTTATTTTTTAACAAGTAATAATCGTACATACTTATAGATTACCTGCTATCCAGTAGAAAAGTAGAAATAATATAAAAGCCAAACACGCTTTAATTACTGTGGGCCAGCGTATTGAATAAGGCATCATTATTTTAACACTACTATATCAAAGGCAATTACATGGTTTAAGGATGTTATTATTAATGAATCCCGCCAATTAATAGTAGAAATACGCATATCATTAAGGCGTTTAAATTGATATACGCCTGTAATAAAATCTCTTCTATAGATTAAGTTTCTTGCAATATCTAAGTAGTACTGATACATAGCGATAGCCTCCCCTTGCTTGTTGGCCTTTCAAGTCATTTTCTATACCTAGTTATGTTAGCTGAAATGGTTGTCTTAGTACCACACGGTCTGTAGTTATCAGGAATAATAACAAGATCATTATTATTTGAACGTAGTCTAAAATGGGCTTTAGAAGAAAGAGGAACACTAACCTTGTTAGCTTGTTTTATTCCCTTATTACAAGGTTTACAGATATTGATAATCATAACTTAACTCCTTAATTAGTTAGTTAGTTAGTTAGACTTACTTCCACATACTTAGTAAAGAAGGACTAACGGTGTTAGGTGCTACCGTTTCAACCTTACTGGCGACTGGTATTGTTACCATTGCTAGCGGAAGAATCATCTCAAGTGCTTGAGTTAAAGCAGTAGCGCCTTTCTTTTTTGCTTTCTCAATAAGAGCTTTGATTATTAGTTCTTCACTCGCTCTTTCAACAAACGCTTGAATCTGGACAACTGTTGCTACTTTAGTTGCTGATGTTTCCACGTTACTAGCAGTTCTTGCTGTCTCTTTTCCTTTGACAATCTCTTCAACCTTTGCCGGTATCTTCGCAACTGATGTTGTTGCCTTGACTTCATCAACCTTTTTATTAACCGCCTCTTTGTCCATCTTAAATTCCATAAACAAATAAAGTTCCATGTCAATCAATGCAGCATCTGCCTTTTTAGCACGACTAATTCCCATAGCAGTCGTGTTATAAAGATTGATAAGTTGTCTCTGTTTTTGATCCATCGTATCTTTATTCTTACGATACGCTTCATCTGCTTGTTTATACTTGAGTTTATTATCCTCAAATATAATATCAATCAGAAACGCTTGGACGGTGCCTTGTCCAACCAACTTTGACAATTGTTCATAAATTTCTGTGGCTTGTCGTGTCTTATCGTAGGCATCTAGCATCATTTTGAATATGATTTGTTTTTCGTTTAGTTCTGACATGGTTTAATTTCCTTTCAAATAAAAGCTAACCGTGTTAGCAGTTAGCAAAAGAGAGAAAAAAACGAGGGGAGCTTTCGCCCCCCCCTATTCCCGTTAGTTGGGAATATAGACTCGAATCACCGCCTTCGCCCCTGAGATACCCTTGACTTCTGCCGACTTGTTAAAGCCCGTCGTGAACAAGGTCGTACCTGACTTGCCCTTGTCGCTAGCATAGCGTTCACGTAGGACAGGAACCTTCAACAGAAGGAAACCGTCGATTTCTTGGGCCTCAACCGTGATCTCAGGTAACTTGCGAACAGACTTCGACTTGAGCACTTCATTCTCCTTCGCAAGAGTTTCCATCTTCGCCATCATTGCCTGCATCTGTGCCATCATCTCTTTCTGTGTCATGTGCGTATCCTCCGTAGATAGGGTTGGCAAGGCAAAGCCCTGCTCTGATCCTAGCTAACCACACCGAGCTAAGCTTGGGACTAAAGGGCCGCACAACACGTAATATATGTAGCACGGGGTGTACACCCATGCTTACCCCCATGCTTAGGAGATGGAATCAACCAGCATGCACAACAGCAAAGAAAAACAGTCGGATCGTTTGGGATTGAAACAAAAAAGGAGGGATATAGATATAAAGGATGTATAAAGAGGATATTAATAGATACTATATGTAGTTTAGTACTACTATATGTAGTGTATACTTATTAATAAATTTAGTAGTTACTTACTTATTAAGTTATATTATATACTTATTAATAATCACTTAGGAAATAGGGTAAAAACAAAGAAAACTAAAAGCTAAACTGAAAACTGTTTAAAGACAATAAGCCCCCTACCCCCATAAGATTTTATGAAGGGAAATGTATAGCACCTTGTTAGAGGTGTCCTGAATAGTCAGGTATTAGTAGTTACCATTAGTGCGGAGTATGAATCGTAGTTCTTGGTTAGGCATCTGCCCCCAAAGCAAAGATGTTGTTCCTAACGTCACTAACTTTTCACTAATGACTCTGGAGTTCCTTTTTATGAGGTTATCGGTTGTTATCACTTGAGGTTGCCAAGTAAAACAAAGAAAACAAAAGCTCCCGAAAACCCCAAGCGATAAGAAACAAGCCCCCTAGAAAAAGAAAACGCTTGGGTAAAAGTCTAAGAAAATAAAAGAACAAAAACAGTATTTAGCTTATCGGAGTCTTTTATAAAAACTTTAGAAATAAATATTAATACCGATAGTTTTTTTAAGAGGAGATAAAAAATGCCTAAAATTTTAAATTCAGGTCATGTGCAAGAGTATGTAAAAGGTAAAGGATATCAGTACGTTCACCGTGTAATGATGGAGAAAAAGCTAGGTCGTAAGCTTCGGTCGGATGAAGAAGTTCATCACAAGAACGGAAAGTTTGGAGATAATCAGGCCAGCAATCTTGAAGTTATGACCACGGGAGAACA